AAAAAGAATACCGTGCAAGTCTATTAGAGTATGATGATTTGTGGATGTTTTAAAAAAACCGCCCGCGTTTGTAGCACGAGCGGCCTAGTTAGGGCGGAGAGTGACAGTTGTTTCTGTCCACCCCTTTATATCACACAGTTCTCCATATGCGAACCCCTAATTTCCCATCCTCTACTCTAACTTGGGTTTCTGTTTGCCAACCCCTAGCAGTTGTTATCTTCTTTGCTTGCTCTATCGCCACCTGGGTGTTTACACACAAGATAAACACAGAGGAACTTGTTACCATGTTATCCCAGTTAACTATAATCCGTACCCCATCAGGGCATAGATCATTTAACTTCAGTATTCCCTGTCTTATTTTCATTCTCTATCGAACAGTCTACAGCTACAACGTGAGTCACAGGTAAATTCATATGTGTACCTTTACTCAAGCGCATCTTAGTGCTTGTCGCTCCTAGTTTTGTTTTAAGGTCGTGTATAAAAGAATTATAGTTTATCTGTTGTTCTCCACACCACGCTTTTAACGGTTTGGGTATTAGGTAAACGCGCTTTAAATCTGTTTCATACCGTGCGACTAGCTTACCCCTTGGGAGTGCTTCTGGTATAACAAGCGATGTAACATCTCCATCTTGTTTACGAAGATCATCGGTGCTTTTGATCCACAGCACGTTGCTCCAATGCTCATGTATGTAGTCGTTTAATGTTTCTTCTACAGATATACTCATATCCGCAACCTGCCGCTTGTTTTCTTTTAGCCGTTCTATAATCCACGAAAACACCTTAGATGTATCGTACTGGATAAGCCCTGCTCGTTTCGCCATTATCAAACCTACAATAGTTGTAGTTGCAAGGACAGACCAATAACGATTTTCAGCGGTCAGATGGGCCTTGCGATCTACAGCCTCCTGTACTTCTTCAAGAAGCTTAATAACTGCATCTAAGTTACTCATAATGTACTGAATGTACACCTTACCCGCGTGCCCATAATTATTTTTTATGTCAGCGCTAAACTTATCTGTTTCTCCCTTGGTATCAAAATGTATACGGCTCACTCTACATTCTAATATTCTTTGTGCCTCTGCTTTTGGCATAGCTTTTGTCATACTAATACGTTCCACAATACTCGTGTTGCCCGTAGTTACGGCGAGTAGCTTCCATGCGTTACCACGAGCACGTTCAGTATTACTATTAGCTGACATACGACCCCGCTGACGACCACCTGTGAGTTGGTAAGCAAGGTTTGATAACTCCTTACCGCTTGTGTTGGTAAGCTCATCTATGTACAAAGGTAAGTTGTGATATAGCTCGCCACGGTTCATCTTTGTGTTATAGGTGTCTTCCTCCTGTAGTACCAAGTCTTCAGGGTCACCCCACACAGATACACCTGCAAACATAGCGGTTGTTTTGCCTACACCTGATTCCTTACTATGTATGTGTAACCCCGCACAATTTATTGGCAAGAACTGCATAAGAGGAGAACCGAACGACGTACCAACTACAAATTGATGTAGTTCAAAGTTATCTCGGTTGTAAAAGTTTAATGTTTCTTTCCATTTCTCTAAAGAACCTTTTGGTTCAAAGGACGGGAACAACCCTACAGTTTGAGAGGATGGAGGGTTAAAGTCTACCCTATCTTTAAATATTTCTTGGTTACCAAGTATAAAGGATTTGCACTCGTCGTTTGACCAACCAAATTGTCTGTGCGCTTCATCAGCTTCGCTCTGTGATTGCAGTTCGTTTACCCATGTTGTTGTGTATTGCATCAATTCATCCATTCTCGCTACTGCTATGCCTTGCATAGACAATTGTTTACGGAGTTCTTCCTTGGATGTTACCGCTGTAAGTGGCACGGTAAACTCCCTAACTCCATCTTTTGGGAGATGTAACCGCATAACGATAGCCTCTCCAATCTCTACGTCTCTAATCCTCCTAACAACATACAGGTCGTTATGGTATATCTGCCTATGTTCTTCCTCTCCATCTATATCTTTAACGCGTACATATATACCGCCATTAGCACCCCTAAAGTACGGTGCAGGGTAGTCTGGTATATCTGGAACGCTTGGCGCTTGTTTTATTACATGACCTAACGCTAATGGATTTGTTATCTTGCCCTTATGTTTACAGTTTGTACAGCCGCCAAGGTTATATTCCTCAAATCTCTCACAAGAGTACGGCCCTTTTATACCAGCCACCTTCTCTTCTGTTAGCTTCTCATCATACCCTGCATGCCCTTTAGACATAAGATCAATGGCTTTACCACTGTCAGTACAGGCTTTCGCTATAGATAACCCTGCTCTCCACATAGGTTCACTTAAATTTTCTCTGTTCTGTATTATATTCTTTATCTGTTCACATCCATTACCCTTTACAGTCTTAGATAGTATAATCTTAAACTCAGTGTCAGAGTTCTCCGCAAGTAAAGAAGCTACAGAGTTAGGTGTCATTGTCTTAGGCACTGGTATACTATCTCCACCAAGCAACTCGGAGAACTGATCAAAGTCTACCAGATCATTAGTTGGTATACCGATAAAACTTACGTCCTTGGCGACACCGTTCTTGTAGTTATGTGTATTTGGTACGCGTAGTATCCTAGCAACGTCCGCTGTAACTACAGGGTCAGCTAAAAGCTTATGCTCTACACATAGTTTCTTTAGACGAGTTGCTACAGGTAACCAATCGTCAACTATTACTGACTCAGACAACAACCAATATACGTGCACCCCGTTACCAGAACTCACCATAACAGGTTTAGGTAAAGATAGCGTCTTACAAAACTGACTCAGATCTGTAAGCGCGTCCTTTTGAGTAGCGTATTCTTTGCTCGGCCCACAGTCTAGATCAAGAAAGAATGACCTAATGTTCTTTACGTTATCTGCCTTACGTGATTGACCTGTCTTAAATGTAGACAGACCGAAGTATATATCAAATCCTTGTCCATCTAAGTCTTTAGACGCATCTACTACTGCATCTATTGAAGGGTATAGTTTCTGTATTCTACGTTCATCGCTAAAAGCACATACGCAGTAAAAACCATCATCACCTAATACCCTCTTTAAAAATGTTTTTGTTTCCATAATATCCACCCACTAGTGCCGAAAGACACCACGACAGGGACATCGACGAATATCCTTTTTGGTATAAACCTAGTCGTGGCGGAGTTCCATCGGGTGTTAGTCGTCCCAAGCATCAAGTACGGAACTCAAGTCGTTGTCAGCCGCGGTGGGTGGTGGAGCTGATTTCCTAACAACTTTCTTTGGTTCTTCTACTACCTCTTCGTCAAAGTCATCTACGGGTAACGTAACCACGTTAGATTTCTTAGCAGGTTCGGAGAAAGGATTGGCATCTTCTATGGTAAAGCCACCATCTACCGTGCCAAACGGGTTGTATTCGTTTCGTGCGGCGAGTTTAATAACCTGTACGGCGCGTAACCTTAAACTCACATTTTGCTTCCCACCAAAGTCATAGGGGTTAAATTGTACAGCAACATTAACAGTACTACCTGTTGTTAGTTGAAAATCAGAAGCTAACTTGTTACCTTGAGAGTCCAACTGCATAGGTGGCTTTGTTAAACCTGTGCTGTATTTTCCTTTTAAAGTAGCCTTACCAGTATAAGTACCGTCATCGTCTTTAACAAAAGGGTTTGCCAACTTTTCAGCCCAGTCCTTCTTTTTGTTAGCCGCATACGCTTTAGACATCTCCATAAATAGAGCCTTCGCTACAGCGTTGTCCATACGGAACTGTATAGAATACTCCGCATCTTTTTCTGAAGGGTCACAAGGCATACTTCTTTTTATCGGTGCAGGTTTAAACACATAGGTAGTGTCAATTTTAGGCCACAGTGCCTCTACGTTTTCAATAATATACATCTCAGTCATTTTCGCTCTCCTTAAGAGGTTTAGGGTTTTATATGTCGTCATCCAAATCAATATCTGCAATGATATCGGTTGGTTCTTCGAAGTGTTGATCCCACTTACTTGTGGACTCACTTTCTTTCTTTTTATTAGTTAGGGCAGAGGATACATCACCAACATTAAACCTATAGGTGCTACCTATTTTAATATAAGTATCTTTAGGTATGTGGTTCTGCCTTACCCATGCTCGAACAGTAGATATAGAAACAGAGAAATGTTTTGCTACATCTTCAATTGGTACAAATGGTTCACTCATTACACTGCCTCCTTGCATCCAAAGTCGTTAAATGGCGTATAAAAGGTGTCAGGGTTCTTAAACGAATCAAGAATAGTTTTTAATTCTTTAATGTGTCGCCCCGCATCTTCCTTTGTAATTGGTAGGTTAACGCCAAAGAGTATTGGAGATACAAAATTTACCCCCGCAGAATAGGCAATCACTTGTGCTTCTTTCGCCATTGCTTGGATCTTCATAACCTGCCTCATTGTGGCTGTAGTTTCATGTACATTTATAACATTTTTTATAGTTTCTTGTTTATTAACACTCATTATTTTTTCCTTACAGAAATTACAAATTCCTTGTCGATCTTCAAACCGTCTGGAATTGTGTTTGGGTTTTCTTCTAGGAATTGTTTGATGTTAGTGGTATTAAGACGTTTGTCAAGAAACTCTGGCACGTTATGCTCCATAATAAATTTGTGCATAGCCTCCCAGTCACTTGTCCAATACTTTGTCTTAGACGATCTAAAAAACAATCCCGCAGAAGTTCTTACGCTTTCCAAACCGTGGTTCTCACAGTAGTCAAGCAATGCTCTTTTGAGGATATCCTGTTGTCTCACAAGTTTATCATCCTCAGTCTTAAACTTTGCTGATAATACTGACCGCTCTGTACGTATCTTTATAAACGCACTGGTCATCTTCTCAGCTCTATCATCGCTCATTATACTCTCCTTTGCCTATCGAGAATTTATATATAGTATCTATTGATACACTAGTCAAGTACCTCGTTGTAAAGATCTATTAACTTTGCGTGAACGTTGATTCTTTTATCTAATAACCTGTAAACGTGTTTTTCTGCGGCAGATCCTTGTAGTTGTACCACCGTAGATTTATGTACCTGCCCCGATCTATGTACCCTAGCATTAGCTTGCTCATATGTTTCTAGTGAACTCGTTGGCCCCCACCATACCACTGTGTTAGCGGCTGTTAACGTAACACCGTGTGCGGCGGCTTGTGGCTGTATAACTAAAACCTTTGGGTCTGGGGTAGTTTGGAAGGTTTTGAATATCTGTGTACGTTTAGGTGCAGATACATCTCCACGTATAACCTCGGTTGTTATACCCTCTGACCTTAACTTATCTGTCAAGATATCTATGACATGCCTAAAGGGTACAAACACTAGGATCTTTTGGCTTGATTCGTCGATCACTTCTCGAAGCACTTTGTATCGGTGCTTGATGTCAAACTCTAATGTAGACCCATCGTCAGTATACACAGCACCTGCGGATATTTGTAGGAGTTTATTTAGGCTTACCGCCGCGTTCATGGCTGTGACTTCTGCTCCTGTAATCTCCATTACCAGTTTATCTTTGAGTTGCTTGTAGTATTTCTTTTGTTGGCGTGTAAGCTCTACCTCACGTTTAACATATACCATTGGGGGTAAGTCTAAGCACTCTTCTTTCGTAAACCTTATCGCAGGTTGGAGTGCTTTAAACACCACCTCGGTAGCGTCAGGTTTTGGCTTCCAAGTAAACTGAGATACCCTATGCATGACCTGATCTTTAAAAGATCCAAAGAACCTTGGCACTGATCTAGGATTAGCCATCTTAGCTAGACCATACGCATCGGTCGGTGCTTGCGCGGCAGGAGTACCTGTCATCATCCATAGCCATGTGTCATCGGTAATTAGTTTGTTTAATGTTTTCCATCGTGTCGTCTGTGCATTCTTGTAGTGAGTTGCTTCATCAACAATTACTAAATCAAAGCCACCTTTCTTTATCTCATCAGATACAATGGCAACGCCATCATAGTTAATGATTACATACTCAGAGCCTTCTTCAATAATCTTCTTGCGTTTAGGTGATGCACCATATGCTACAGATACAGTTCTATGTGTGGCAAAGGTAAACAAGTCATCACGCCATGCGCTATCCATGATTGACAGCGGGCAGATAACCAACACACGTTTTATTATTTTCTGTTGAAGCAAGTAGTCCGACGCCCAGATCGCACTAGCTGTCTTACCTGTACCCTGTTCGTTAAAACAAAAGGATCGCTTGTTCATCGTTAAGAACCCTGCGGTTACCTTCTGGTGGTCAAAAGGTTTGTGTTTACCTGTCCATTTGTACCTACCCTCAATGGGTGATGGGGCTTTTATATTTAACGCCTTAAGGCTCGATGCTTCCGCAAGTCCCCAGTTAACTAACACCTTATTGTTTGGTAGTTGTTGGCTCTTTGGTATAAGTGCTGTAACTCTGTTAGGGTCACGTACTCTAATCAACAAAGCTTTGTTGTCAATAATCTTCAAAATACTCTCCAGTATGTTTTATTTTTTCTTTTTCTTCTGACCGTTTCTTGCGCGGTTCTTTGAAGGGCTTTCCAGTTTAGTACCGTCTTTGTTACTGCCCCCCTTACTTAACATCTTGTTGTGGCTTACGTCTTTACCTTTGCGGTCTATTTTTTTCTTGTCGTAAGCACGTCTGGCGCGTTGTCGTTCCATCCTATCTGGATGTTCCCCACGCTCTTTTTGTTTTTTATATTCTTTTTTGTAAGGTCTGGGTGATTTAGTATATGGCATCAGTTACTCCCATTATGAATACATTCAATTACTGCACAGTGGCGTTTACATAACCCACTAGGATGCGCGTTCCAAATATCGTTCTCGTATGCTGTCTCCATACGCTTGTAATTAGCGATCCACTTCTCCCAAAGAGAGGGAATCATATCTTCGGTATACTTATCTTTAACGATATTATTTATTTTAACAAACAGTAATGCGGCGTTCACCTGTTTTATTTTGGGGAAGTGCTTGAACGTAGCTAGTGCCATAAGCTCTAATTGCCCCTTATCTGCATATGCCGAGGACTTACTTGTCTTGTAGTCCACCACCCATGCTTTCCCCTCATCAATGATAACAAGGT